GCAGTCGGCGTTACCTCGCGCAACCTCGCGCGACGCGCTGTTACATGAGCGGTGCTACATCGGCATCGACCTGGCGTCGAAGATCGACCTCTGCGCCCTGTCGCTGGTGTTCCCGCCGACCGAGACACGGACGCGCTGGCGCGTGATTCAACATATTTGGACGCCAGAGGACACGGTCAAGGACCGGTCGCACCGGGATCGGGCGCCCTACGACATCTGGGTGGCGCAGGGTTGGCTGCTGACCACGTCGGGGTCGCGCATCGATCACCGGGTGGTCAGAGACGCCATTGCCGCGGCGAAGACCCTGTACCAGATTGAGTTGATCGGGTTCGACCCGTGGCACGCCGACACGCTCATCGACGAGCTCGTGCGCGAGGATGGGTTCGCGGCCGACCGGGTGCTTGCCGTACCGCAGACCTATCAAGGCATGAGCTCAGCCTGCCTGCGGATGCAGGCGGAAATCCTCGACGGCAAGGTCGACACCGGCGGGTGTCCGGTCACGGCCTGGGCGGTCAGCAATGCCGTAGCGAACCGGGACGGGAAAGATAATCTGATGTTCGCCAAGGGCAAGAGCCGCGGACGGATCGACCCGCTCATCGCCATGACGATCGGCATGGCGCTCTGGCTGCGCCTGCCGGCCGTGGTCGAACCCACCTATGGAATCCTGGTTCTAGGGGGCCGTCATGCCTAAGTCACCTGTGGAGCTCGGGCCGGTCGGAATGGCGGTCAGTGGGGGTGCCGAGATACACACCTCAGCGACATTCCGGGTTGAGATGACGGTCAAGGAATACGCTGGCCGAGAGCGGGTGGATGAGCGCACGGTCTGGCGCTGGTTGGCGAAGGGCGCCGTGCCGTTTCGCAAGACCCCTGGCGGCGGAATCCGGGTCGTCGTGCTGTCCTCGTCACTGAAGAATACTGACAATCCCTGACATTTACTGTCATCCTTCCCGGTAGTCCCTTCCGCTCTCACACGTTCTCGCCTACCGTGCGTGCATGCTCAAGGCGTGGGCCACGCTCGAAATCAAGTCGGTTGACGTTGTCCAACGTGTCATCGAAGGCATCGCCTCCACGCCATCGATTGACCGTGGCGGTGATTCGATGGACCCGGCCGGCGCGCAATTCACGCTCCCGCTGCCGTTCCTCTGGAAACACCTCGACCCGATTGGAGAAGTGTTCGCGGCGGACGTGCGCCCCGACGGGATCTACATCAAGGCGCGTGTGTCCACGGTCGACACACCAGGGCGCCTGAAAACCCTCGTCGACGAAGCGTGGCAGTCCTTTACCGCGAAGCCCCCACTGGTGCGCGGCCTCTCGATTGGCTGGAGAGACCTGGAAAGCACGCCCATCCGAGGCACGACCTTCCGGCGTATCACGAAGTGGATCTGGGGTGAACTCAGCGCCGTCGTCATCCCCATGAACACCGACGCCTCCATCCTCGCTGTCAAGTCCTTTGACACGCCCGCCCCCGCCGCGTTAGGCACGGGCCGGACGGTCTCGTCCACACCCGGCGCCTCGGGGTCATTGAAGGCTACTCCCATGAATGTCTCCGAACAGTTGACCGCCGAAAAGGCGGTCATGCAGACGAAGTCGGCCCGGCTCGAAGAGCTGATGACGACGGACCAGACCAACGGCGGCCTCGAGGCCGACGAACAGAAGGAACTCGACACGCTGACCGGCGAGGTCTCGACCCTCACCGCGAAGATCAAGAAACTCAGCACGCTCGAAGCGGCGCAGGCGTCGATGGCGAGCTCGCTGACCGTGGTGTCCGGTGGCAAGCTGTCCAACGATGGCCGCGTCAAGGTCGTCACGAAGACCTACCCCAAGGGGACCATGTTCACCCGCTACGCCCTCGCGGTGGCGGCGGGCAAGGGCAGCTACTCCGACACGCTGGCGTATGCCAAGCAGTTCGCCGACACGCCGGAGATCGCGGGCTACGTCAAGGACATGTGGCAGCGCAAAGCGGTCGAAGGCACGTCTACCGTGTCGAGTCCCGGGTGGGGCGGCGAACTGGTGAACCCGGCCACGGCGATGACCGAGTTCGTCGAGATGCTGATGCCGCAGACCATCATCGGGAAGGTGCCCGGGTTCCGCAAGGTGCCCTTCAACATCCCGATCATCACCCAGACGGGCGGGTCGACGTTCGAGTGGGTCGGCGAGGGCGCGCCCAAGCCGGTCGGCGAGCTGGCGTTCGAGCGCGCCACGCTCGGGTACACCAAGTGCGCCGGGATCATCGTCCTGACCGAAGAACTGATCCGGCTCTCGACGCCGAACGCCGAGGACCGCGCGCGCGGCGACCTGATCGAGCAGTGCGCCAAGTTCCTCGATGAGCAGTTCATCCAGGTGGCGATCGCGGCAGGAGCCAGCAATCCGGCGTCGATCACGAACGCCGTGAACTCGCCCGCGGCGTCCGGCACTGACGTCGACGCGGTCAAGGCGGACCTCATGACCGCCCTGGCAACGTTCACCGCGGCGCACATCCCGATCACGGGCTTGGTGATTGTCACCACCCCGGACATCGCGCTCGGGCTGAGCATGTTGACGAACGCCCTCGGGCAGGCGCCGGCCGGGTTCAACGTGACCCCGAGCGGAGGCACGCTGATCGGCTACCCGGTCATCGTGTCCGAGTCGGTCGACGCGGGCGTGCTGGTGATCTTCAAGCCGTCCGAGATTTTCCTGGCCGACGACGGTCAGGTGCGGCTCGACGCCAGCAACCAGGCGACGCTCGACATGAACGGCGGATCGCCGAGCACGCCGGTGTTCTCACTCTGGCAGCGCAACTGCGTTGGTCTCCGCGCCGAGCGGTGGATCAACTGGAAGAAGCGCCGCGACAGCGTGGTCGCGGTCATCGACACGGCCTCCTACGGGCCGACCGTCGGCTCGCCGTAGTTCCTCGCGTCCGCACGGCCGCGCGCACGACACATCTCGTGCGCGCGGCTCTTCTCGGTCTGGAGGCCCATGCCGCTGATTGCCGTGGTTGCGCGTCGGGCGTTCTCACACGGAGGCCGCACCCTCCGCCCGGGCGATCGCTTCGAGACCAGTCCTCTTGATGCAGTGGTGCTCGTCACGGCGCGGAAAGCGGCGTTCGCGCGAGTCGTGCCCATGAAGACCATCGCGGCGGTCGTGCCCGCGCGGACGATCCGTCGTCGCGACCTCGTCACGAACGAGGACGTTCCTCTGCCCACCAAGCGCACGTACAAGCGCCGCGATCTGACGGCGGAACTCTAATGCAGGTCTTTGGTCTCACCATCACTCGTACCAAGAGCCTAGAATCCCTGACAGGTATCTCCGGTTCACGCGGGTGGTGGCCGCTCATCCGTGAGGCGACGACCGGCGGCTGGCAACGCAACGAAGAGATCAACGTCGATACCGTGCTGTCGAATCCGACGCTCTTCGCCTGCGTGACCTTGATTGCGGGCGACATCGCCAAGCTCCGGCCGAAACTGGTCGAACAGAACAGCGACGGGATCTGGTCCGAGGTGGAGAGTGCGGCGTTTAGCCCGGTGCTTCGCAAGCCGAACGCCTACCAGTCGCGGATTGATTTCTACGAATGGTGGATGCTGTCGAAGCTGGTTCACGGCAACACCTATGCCTTGAAGGCACGAGATGGCCGTGGCGTGGTGACGGCGCTCTACATTCTCGACACCTTCCGCGTGACGCCCTTGCTGGCTCCTGACGGGTCCGTGTTCTACCAACTCGCGCCTGATGCGCTGGCGACGATCGATCAATCCGTGGTCGTGCCCGCGCGCGAGATCATCCACGACGTGATGTGTCCACTCTTCCATCCGCTCTGTGGGGTGTCTCCGATTTATGCAGCCGGGTATCCCGCGTTGCAGGGCTTGAACATCCGTGGGGCCTCCGACAAGTTCTTTGCGAATGGGTCAAAGCCGGGTGGCGTGTTGACGGCGCCTGGTGCCATCCCGCAGGCCACGGCCGATCGCCTGAAAGCCTACTGGGATGCCAACTTCTCCGGCGACAACACGGGGAAGATCGCGGTGCTGGGTGACGGCCTGAAGTATGAAGCCCTCGCCATGACGGCCGAGCAGTCGCGTCTCGTCGAACAACTCAAGATGACCGACGAGGACGTCGCCAAGTGCTTCCACATGCCGCGGCACAAAGTGGGTGTCGGGCCTGACCCCACCTACAACAACATCGAAGCCCTCAACAAGATGTACTACTCGGACTGTCTCCAGAAGCACATCGAGAAACTGGAGATCAAGCTGGATGAGGGGCTGGAGTTGACGACGGTGCCGGGGCGCACGCTTGGCGTCGAGTTTGACCGGGATGCCCTCTTCGAGATGGATACCTCGGCGAAGTCAGACGCGGCGCAGAAGGCGATCGGCGCGGGCATGAGCCCGAACGAGGCGCGGTTCCGGTACTACGACCTGGGGCCGGTGCCGGGTGGCGAATCGCCGTATTTGCAGGAGCAGAACTGGCCGATCCGGTTGCTGTCTGCGCGTGAATTGCCTGCCCGTGCGCCATCCCCAGTGACGCCTCCGGCGGCGCTTCCGCCCGCTGAGGATGAACAGGCAGTGAAAGGCTCTGGCCGCTTGGCGCTCCCGATGATGATCTACCGCAAACTGTTGGAGCTGCATGCCCCATGACTGAGAACGAGCAACTCGCCGACGGGATCGCACTGGTGATTCATGCGGAGACAGCTCCGCTGCTGGCGAAAATCTCGGCCCTCGAAGCGCGTCCCCTTGCGCGTGACGGCGAGAAGGGCCTCGACGGGAAGTCGGGGGTGGACGGCAAGGATGGCCGTGACGGCGAGAAGGGCCTCGACGGGAAGTCGGGGGTGGACGGCAAGGATGGCCGTGACGGCGAGAAGGGCCTCGACGGGAAGTCTGGCCTGGACGGCAAGGATGGTCGTGACGGCGAGAAGGGCCTCGACGGGAAGTCGGGATTGGACGGCAAGGATGGCCGTGACGGCGAGAAGGGCCTCGACGGGAAACCCGGTGATCTCGGGCCAGAGGGACCTATGGGGCCGCAGGGTGTGCCCGGACGCGACGGGCGAGACGGGATAGGACTTCCCGGTCCCTCCGGCGAGAAGGGTGCAGATGGCCTTGTTGTTGAGACCGTCCCTGGCCTGTCTCCAGAGGTTATCAGCGCGAGCGTGGACATGCTGTTGCGCAAAGAGTTGGCGTCTCTTGAGGCCGCGGTCCCGTCGCGCATGACGAAACGCATCATCCGTGACGCCCGCGGGAAGATCGAGCGCGTCATCGAGGAACCGACGAGAGCCTAGCGCCGGTGAGGATCTAACAACCGACAAGGAGACGTTATGGGTTTCGCAGCAATCGCACGCAACCAGGCACTCGACGGCATCACGGTAGACCGGGTGGCTCTGCATAGTGGAGACCCCGGCACCAATGGTGCCAATTACATCAGCGCTGGCGGGAAACAGGCGGCGACCTTTGACGCCGGCGGCACGCAGGCGGCTGGTGAGCGCCGTCTGACGGGAGACATCGCCTTCACCGGCATGACCGCCCTGCAGACGGTGACGCACTTCGGCGTGTGGCTGGCCGCCGGTGATGTCTACAAGTGCGGGGCCGCATTGACCGGCGACCAAGCGGCGAATGCGGCGGGCGAGTACACGCTGAAGGCCACGACGACGAAGATCACGGACTAGGCCGGTGGCGGCCATGTGTGAGCGCAAGACCGTCTACACGTTGAACCTCGGGCCGTATGCCCCCGAGATCACGGCGTTGACCTACCCGTTGCTGACGGCGTGGGTGTCGCGTATCGGGGCCGACCTCGTCATCATTGATGAGCGTCGGTTCCCGGCGTGGCCGGTCTGCTACGAGAAACTCCAGATTCATCAGCGCGCGCAGGAGCGCGGCGACGACTGGAGCATCTTCGTGGACTCCGATGCCCTCGTGCATCCCGACACGCCCGACTTCACAAGGCTGATCCCCCGCGACACTGTGGCCCACAACGACGTGGACATGGCGGCGGTGCGATGGGATTACGACCACTACTTCCAGCGGGACGGACGGCACATCGGGTCCGGCAACTGGCTGGCGATTGCCAGTTCGTGGTGTCTGGACCTCTGGCGACCGCTTGATGACGTGACGCGCGACGAGGCGCTGACGCGCATCCACCCGGCCGCGTTCGAGCGGCGGGCCGGGATCACCCCCGCGCACCTACTCGATGACTACGTGCTGTCGCGGAACATCGCGCGGTTCGGGTTGAAGTTCACCACCATCAAGCGCGTACAGGAACAGACCGGTTGCACCGGGGAGTTCTTCCATCATGACTACCTGATGCCTGTCGCCGAGAAGGTCGCGCTGCTCAAGCAAACCCTGACGAACTGGAAGCTGGCCTAAGATGGCGATCCAGACTGCGGCCATCACCTCGAACCAAACGTGGAACTGGCCGACAGGTGTCGTCTACGCCACGGTCGAGATTGAAGGCGCGTCCGGTGGGTCGGGTGGCGTTAGCGGCAATCCGGCCGGCGGTGGCGGCGGGATGGGCGGCGGCTACGCGAAGAAGGCGCTGACAAAGGGCGTCGAGACCGGCCTCGTCTTTGCGCTCGGCGCGGCTGGTAGTGCGGGCGCGTCTACGGGCGCGAACGGCACCGATGGCGGCTATACCGATGTCACGCAGAACGGCACGTCCGTTGTTAGGGCGACGGGCGGTGGCTTCGGACAGGGCGGCACGCCGGCATCGGCTTACGCCGGTGGCTCAACCGCGAATGGCACTGCGAACGGCACCACGATCTACACGGGCGGTGCGGGGAACGTGGGCGACATCACCAGCCCCTACACGTCAGGCGGTGGCGGTGGTGCGGCTGGCCCGACCAGCGATGGAGTGTCGGGAGCCTCTGGCGGCACACGCGGCACCGGC